TACGGTGCTGCTTCTCTTTAATAGCTCCACGATCGGTCGCGTCTTGGGCTTGCCATTCGGCTATCTGTTTGTTGTTCTCGTTAACCTGGGCTTGATAATCATATTGCTGTTGTTGAGCTTGGGCTTGGGCTTTTTGTCCTTGGTACTGCATAACCGTTCCAATCCCCTGCATACCCATCGATATGTTGGCCATCATAGCTTGAGCGGCTGTCATTCCTCCTACAGTACCGGCTGCTGCTGCTGCAAAAAAACACATTATTCTTTCTCCAATAAGTGTCTAGCTTCATTTATTGTCATTAAACCGGCTGCATCTCTAGTAAACTTGCCTACCCTTGGTGGTGTTCCGGTTTTCTTAGATATGGCCTTCGCTATATTTCCATATCCTTGCGCTCCAGCTCTAATTGCTTGCGCTGCTCTAATCATTGCTACACACATTATTCTGACTCCATACTAAAATGATAAAAATCTTTATTCTGTACACCGTAAGGTCTGGCCTCATCAAACTTAAAACCCATCCACTTTAACCAGTGAATAGCTACCTTGTTTCTAACATCTACATAATTTTCCATATACTTATAGAGTGATCTAAATTTCTTAATGAAAGGCTTACACCTTCTTAAAAATGCCATTGGGTGTTTTTCAATTACTGGTGTGGCTAATAACCAAGGCGAACCCTTAGAGCCGATGATTGAAATCGGACACACCCCCCAAATGCATGCTATCTCACCGTTCACTAACCCAGACTTAACGTAACTGGACAGTTCAACTGAATCCTGCACAATTTGCTTTAATGGTCTTGAGCTAATCGCAGCCACTTCATCACGATCGGCTTGACGCATATTTTCAACCAACGCCTCAATATCCCCAGGTTCGACATCTCGAATCTCAACTTTAGTTGCCAACTTCCACCTCCGGTATTACTGCAAGCAGTGTGATTGGCAATGGGTCATCTTGTCGATAAAAAATTGAACCAGAGGCTGACCACTTAGAAGGTATAGTTACTCGAATGTCACCAGTCTTTAGTGCAGTAGGATCGCCATAGCTCTCGTAAGCCCTTTGCTTAAATTCTGTTAAATTATCACTGTCTGGCCCTAGCTTACCACCACGCGAATCTTCAACTCTAAGGGTCACAGTAGATACACTTTTAGTTTTGCCCTGTATGGTGCTTTTTCCAGTTTCTAAATCTAATGTCTGTATGTCTGCTTGGATTGGCAATCCCACATGAATCTTAGTTGAAGGATTAGCAATAGTAATAGCCCCTGACGAAACCACTTGGCGTGCCTCAACATTGCCATCTGCTAAAATTGATAGCGTTTTACCTTCCAAGTGCGATAACCCTGAAAGCTCATCAACGCCCTCCGCCCAGGAAGTGGTTGCTACAGATTGAAACGCTGTAGGTACGTCACGTCCAGCTCTCACCACAACCACAGTGGCTGATGTGTAAGTTTTGATTGTACAAACCAAGGTATTGAGTCCTATAGTTAAAACGATAGTATTACCCACATCGCCAGAACTAAAGCTTGAGGCACTGGCTGTTAAGGTCAAATCTTCAGTATGCTCCCAGGTCGTACCGCCCGATAAGGTCATCGAAGTAGAGCCGGTATGGGTGCCGTCATAACTCAAACCAGAATCCACAAAGAATGCATCCTCAACGTCAGTAAATACACGAGAACCTAATCTTTCTATGTAGCGTTTAGTGTTGCCATCGATGGTTCTCTTAACCACAAAGTAAGTAGCATCTTCATTGCCCTCGGCCACAGAACAGACCGACTCAAAAGTACCATCGGTGTCATGCCTTGACCAGCCCCAAACCTCATGCTCACGCATATAGGTAAGTGCCGCTATTGAGCCGTCATCTAATACCGCCCAAACGATAGAGTGTGGGGCCTGTGAATAAGCCCACTCAGTAATTGACTTGCCAGCAAACAAATGATTCGACAATACAGTCAGATCGTTACCGGTATAGGTGTCTGACTCTAATGCATAGGCCAAGTCACGAATAATTGAGCCTTTTGACTGTACATACAAAATAGTGTTACCGATTACCAGCGGTGGTACCTCTGAAGCGCCACGATAGCCCTGCGGTTTGAGTGCAATTGAGGTTGGCGTTACCACATTTCCCTCATTAGATACCATAAGCCATTCACCGCCAGAGGTTAGAGTTACTAAATCTGAAAGTGGAACCATATGCCTAACCTCGTTAACCTGTGATGAGGCAATAGTAAAGGTAACTGCATCATCATCCCTTAAAGGTTCCGAAACATTAAAGTTATGATAATTACCGGTCTGTGACATCCACACTTTCTGAGGGTCGTTATTAGACTGACCAAAGGTCAATCGTTGTTGATAGTAAGTTACTGTTGATGGATATTCATCGGTAGTATTAAATATTGTTCTGTTTGTTGGTGGCGTGTCTGAGGCGTCAGCCTCAATATTGTCATCTTTAAATGTGGTAGAGGATGCACGTCCAACGAAACCATAAACACCGCCTCTCTTTTTATAGACGTTATAGCTACTAGCTGCGCTCACACTCGACCAGGTAATGGTATTAGTAATGGTAGAGGATAGATTGTTGTTGGTTACTGATCCAGAGCTTGAGGCTACCGATTCTGCACCTGTAGTAGTATCCACACTGGTCACCACATATTCATAGGAGGTATCGTCCTCGCCTGAATCATAATTCTGTCTTGACACGCTGACACCGGTTGGTGCTGACATAGTTGTGCCAAAAGTAATATTACTAATCGACCATGAAGTGTGGGACGCTCTACTTAGTTCTTTAGGTGGATGGTCCGGATGACAAATCGTCATTATGTCGGCCGACTGAGTGAACTGTAATTGACTAAGGTCGGTGTGGGCGTATGGGGTAGTAATTTCTACTGGTGAGCCACCTGATTCTACCTGCCCTCCATCCTTAATAACTCTCATAATGAGATCACCAAACTCCAACACATAGGTCTGCTCAGTATTAAATTCAAAAGGAATTAACCTGGTAGATTTGCTTGAGTCTTTAGTTTCACAAATATATTTGGTGCCTGACCTATTAGACACACCACCGTGTGCCTGTACCATAAAGTTACGACAGGTCTTGAGGCCTACCGCATATTTGGCTAAATCAACTCTAGCATGTAATGAAGGGGCTAACTCACCGCCTGAGAATGATGGCTGTATAACGTAGGCTGGCATTAAGCCCTCCCGTTAATCCAAGACGCTTCACGATTTATATCGTCAGCGGATTCATTGGCATTAAAAGCATGCGCCTCATTTATTGCAACCTGGTACATTTGATATGCACTTAGCATACGGTCATGATCCCTAGTCAATGGCATAGCTATGTCTGCTGCAATTCTCCAAGATAATGCATTAACAAACAAAGAGTCAAAGGTCAATGGGTTTGTCACTTTATAAGTGTAAACCAGTACCGCATCCTCCTGATCGGTCAGAATTACTCTTGAGTTATAAGCATCATTTAATGCAATCTCAAACTTAATTGGGTCACCTGCTGTGTCCGTTTGTAAGATTTCTCTGGCGTACAAGGCATCATTCGGATAGGAATAACGATACGACCAATTACCTGGTGGCGATCCTACATCACTTAATGCTAAGTGGCGTTTAGCAAAGCCCCATTGGTGCGCTCGCAACAAAGCATCACGAGAGTCTGCATACAACAAATTACAGTGAAAAGCTTCCTCACTTTTATCTGCGGTCAATGAAGAAATAGTTGCACTAGCGCCTATATGCGAAAGTGCCAAATTACAAATATCGACTTCACTAGCCATTTTTTACTCCGTAAATAATTAGTACCAGGGATTACTATCCCTGGATTTTATTTTTAAGCCTGTTTAGCTTTGGCTTTCTTAGCCGGTGCTTTTTTAGGCTTGGTCTTTACCTTTAAGACTTCCATCCAACTACCCAAGTGGGTTTTGTCTTGTATTTCAAAGACATCACCCTCTTGACGTAGTATTTCATAGTAGCCTTCAGCGGTAGCTCTAACCTGCATTATGCGTTAGGATAAGACTGCCACTGCTGTGCGTCTTTAACGACTGATGCACTTAGCGTCATTGTCGGGCTTGAACCCCCAACATCGTAGTACAGACGTACATAACGCTCATTCGTATCAGGTAAACCCAGAACTAACGTATCGCCAATGGCGGCACTCGCTATAGAGCGAGAGGTTAGAACCGTTGTAGCAGAACTAAATGAAGAGTTATCGTCCGTTTGAACTAGGACAGCTAGGGTTGGCGAAGTGCCTCCCATAGCAACGTCAAAGTTCAGCGCGATTTTCATGTCTTCGCCTACACCAATATCACGATCTGAACCCAAATCGATAATATTGGTAGAAGCTGCATCAGCCGTTACAGATTGTGCATCCGATAGCTGTAAATTGTAATCAATTATCATAATGTTTTCTCCTTAAAAAATCCGATTAGCTTACTGTTGCTTCGGTGTTTAAAATTGCATCATTACGTCTGAATGGAATTCCATCAAAAGTCATAACACGCTTACCAGCAATTTCGTCCATAGAAAGACGTACATTACTCGTATTAGTAATTTGCCTACGCAAGATTGATGAAACAGTACGGTTACCATAGAATGTCGCACGACCTAATCCTAGGTTTGGAACTTTCTCGATTGCTTGAACCATCAGATCAACTAAGTCAGCACCCGAAGAGGCATCTTTAGTTAAGTTTGATACATCGATATTAGGGATACGAACCACATAACGCCAGTCTCTCAAAGTTAAACCAATATCCCACTTATAGTGAGTACGGTAACCTTGATATTTACCTGATGCTGCATCCTCTAAAGTCACTTCACCAAGGTCTTGATGTTTCAGACCAGCTTGTGAACCTTTAGGATAGATACCATGAGCCGTGTTAGGACCCCATACCACTAACCAGATGGAAGTGTTGTCAGAACCTGAACCGCCACCCACGATAATGTTGTCACCAGACTCAGCAGATGTTGATGAGTAGCGTGGAGCTAGACCCATAAACTTCTCTGGATCAGTACCAGTATCACCATAGAACAATGTACTAGCCATTGTCTGGTTCATAGACTCCAGGAACGCACGATCCTCAGACAGACGGAAAGAAGCTGAGTTGCCGTTAAGGTCAGCTAGTGCCTTATCGACTTCAGCATACGCCTCAAGCATACCTGCTGTATCAGTCACCTGAACAGTTGTACTTTTTGAAGGTTGAACACCATAGTTCAGTTTACGCCAAGTTGAACTTGGTAGCCCTGAACGGATTGTTGTACGATGCCCGGTAGGTAGGTTTCCTTCAAGGAAGGTCATATCCTCTAGACACTCGTTAGTTTCAGATAGTAATTCGACAATAGTGTCGATCTTACCGTCTGGATCTTGACGTTTAGCCACATCGGCTAAAGTCGGGTTTGTTGTTGATAATGTTGCCATTATTTACTCCTTTTATTATTATTTCATTGATGGATATAGAACATTCTCACGAGTTTTTTGGCTGGCGTTAGCACCGCTAACAACTACCCTATCCTCAGAGATTGCCTTACCCACTCTGTTAAGAAACCTGATCATCTCTGGGTGGTTACCCAGTCCTGATACATCAAGCATCGTACTAAACTCAGCCGTACCGAACGAGTCCCTAGCCTTGACTGCGGTTGAGACATTCTTATTGAAGTCATCGCCACCAATCTCGGTATCAGTCTTCGCTTGACTTACCCAAGCCTTTTGCTGCTCAACCCATTGTGATACCTCGTTTTCACGCATTTTGGTAACCATATTCACGCCCGCCTGGGCCTGTTCTTGGGTTAGGTTGTTTTCTTTAGCCCACTGCTGGTAATCCGACAGTGTTTCCTCGTTTATACTGTAACTTTCAGGTACTTCAAAATCTGAATATTCATCAGGGGCACCCGCCTCCTGGTCATCCTCATTTGATTCTTCAGTTTCAGTTTGTGCAGCTTTACTCTGCTCCTCATCAGGAGGATTTTGCATTTGTGCTTCATCCTGGCTTGGAGTAGAATTTTCTGCCTGCTGTTCAACGACCTCTTCCGCATTGGTGTTAGTCTGTGTCAGCAAAGTGTCTTCATCAGGCATTTTGTTCTCCTTTATTGTTTTCTTTAATCATCAACAAATACTTTTCAGTATCTGCCAATAACACTTCATCTACTAACCACAGCCCTATGTTTCTTTGACCTTCATTAAAGAAGGTGGTGCTGTTGCCAGTAAAACTGGTTCTATGCTGACCTGTCTTTTCCAAGATACGCCAGATAAGCCTACGACCCCACTTCGTAGATAGCAGTTGTCGTAGATCATCTAGCTCAGTTCCGCGCTTGTTCTTGTCGTTAGCTTTTGCACGTTTAACTTCTTGCTCGTCAGATGCATTAAATTCTTTTTTCACAATTACAATATCTCATAAAAAATACAACTTACCTTGCGCTAACTATTGCATGCCGCCTAAAATATTACTCAGAACATTGTTACCTTCTGTGTCAGCCTCCGATAAAACCTTGGCCGCTTGCGCTCCAGTATTAATTACATCGGCTCCCTGTTGCATTTGTGCTGCTTGCATTTGCTGTTGCTGGGCTTGTGCTCTTTGCTCCCTTAAACTTAAAACATCATCATCAGAAACCACAATCTTAGGTGGTACTCCTAGCATTTCTGCATATTCATCAACCGACTGATCAGCATCAAACTTA